TAATTGATGCTTCCGAACTCATCAGTAAACTCTTCTATCTTAGACAGAGCTAATGCAGATGGAGCGTTGAGCAAGCCGGTAGCATGTTGTGCCATACATATTTTAGCAAATATAGACTTAGAACTTGGTTCAATACCATAGCCCCAGCAATCTACTAAATATCTAAATGATACTACCATACGATCGGTGATGGCCTTCCACATATTAGTATGACCCCATACCATCTCCTCAGCGGGAGGTAAGAATTTACCAGTAGTAGCATCTCGTTCTGCTACAGCATACTTCAATGGAGCTTCGTCAGAGTCTCTGAGAGTGTTGAGAATGGCTTTGTAGTTATCTGGGTATTGTGCGCAAGGTTCTGCACCTACTGGAATCTTGTCCATATGAACTGTTTCCAAGATTCTCTTCTTTGCAGGAGTTCCTTTTTCACAATAAGGCTTAGTATAACCTACGATGTTAGTAGTCGCTGCTAGATTTCTCAAGAAGGTATCTATTGAGATATCTACACCTGAAGCGTTAACCAATCCAGGAACAGATGCACCTGTGTATGTAATGACACCGCTCATACCATTGCAGTCGAACAAAGCATCGTCCTCACGGATAAACTGCAATGTGTTACCATGCTCACCAAGGCCCCATGCTTTCTTCAATGCAATCATGTCATTAGACAATGTGCGAACATCATTAAATATGACTAACGTAAACATAAAGTCTGAAAGTGTATAATCAGCAGCATCATATCCCTTTTCATCGAGGTATTCCTGCAACTCAAATGGGATGTCACCTCCATAATAATCCGATATAGGAATATTATATGCTAGCATTGTAGAGGTGTCACTAGGAGTCTTGTACACATATGCACGAATGTCGTTACCTGATGCATTCGCAAGAAATACGAACTCATCACCTGTAAATGCAGGATCGTCAGGATTTAGTTTGAGTTCTTCGTCATTAGTATCAGTCAGAATACGATTACCGATGATGCCGCCGTTCTCAAGCAAGTCTGGCAAGCTGATCTGTATCAAAACATCTTCAGCGTCTGTTGTCGGTTCATATGTTATATCAATAGTTTCGTTCTGCTCACCTATGCTTACTGAAACCATGCCAGGAATCTCCGGAGTGTCTGTCCGATAAGTTACTCCTTTAGAATATACTTCTGCAGGGTACAACAAAATGTCAATAGCAGGAGTATTAGTATCCAGGACATACTCTGCATCTTCACCTACTACGGTATCATCTGCTTTCTTATATCTCAGCAAGCATGCTCTACCTATAGGTTGTTCATCCTTGATATAGTACATATAAGGACAGTTGTGATTGATATCCTCAGAGAATACCAAGACATTGTGATAAGTTACTGTATCATACAAGCCTGGATCGTTGATCACTGGCCATACTACTGGGCTGGTACCACCCTTATCCTCAAAGTCACAAAGAAGCGACGATTCTTCCTGATCAATTATATTAGGATCTTCCCATGAATCACGAAGACGGTCTGGCCAAGGTTCATACCATAGAGCAGTTGAGAACACACCTTTAATTAACGAGGTGAAAGGGCGAGCCTTCTTTGTACCTATAGCATAACCATTGATTATTTTGTCTGCTTCTGCATAGGAATGTAGATTGAGTGCAATGATTGGACCTGCTTTCAACATGTCGATAGCAGTTCTATGGAAGAAACAACCATTTGCTTCTAGCTTAGGATCAATGTTACCAAATATAGATACAAATTGATCGGAATCAACAATCTTAAATGGTTTATTAAAAGGGCCCTTATAAGAAAAGCCTGGAACAATACGGCCTCTTGAATAGGTGCTCTCGTATGTAGGCTGCATAGTAGACAAATCAAATTCGCGGCGGTACGTACCTGCTGATTTGATACTAACTAAATCTTGAGATATTGCCATAATTACATTATTTCGACGAATATATATCTATTTACTTGTGTAAAGTAAACATGATATTTAATATGTTAATATGCTAACAAAAATAAGGGGAGATTCTCACGAACGTCCCCTTAAAATCTTTTAGTTTACGAAAATCTATTGAATAATTAAATTTAGCTGTTTTCTCTCTATAAATATAATCACACGTATTTCACAGATGTACCCATTTATATTATTTTTCCGATGGATTCTAAAAAAAATAGAGGAGTCGTGTGACCCCTCTATTCCTATGTACCTATGTACTTATATCTGTGTTAGATATTACATACATTTTCTTCTTGCGAACTCTGCGATCTTTGCATCGTGGAATCTAGGACGTCCGTCAAATCCTGTACGGTATCCTAAATAACCATTCATTCTTCGGATCTGCAAGATATGTTTAGAACCACATTTAGGACAGACAGAATCTGCAGGGTTATCTGGGCCAACGAATCTGTGACCACAATCCAAGCAATAGTCTGCACTATGATTCAGTCCATGATATAGGCCATTTCTCATAGCTTCTTCGATAAGGGCTATACCTGCAGAGATATTAGACGTTGTCTGCAAACGGCTATAAGTGATATGTCCACCACCAGATCTGTGGAAATTAGCAATCTCAAGATTCATCTTAGAGATAGGGTCTATATCTGTATCTACAGCGACGTGGAATGAATTGGTCCAGTAACCATTCTTACTATATTCGTCTTCACCGAACATTTCTTTGTATTTATCTACTGCAGTAGATAGCCAAGACTCGCCTGGAGTTCCATACAGAGCGTATAAGATATGGTCTTCTGCTTTATATCTTGCAATATTAGCATTGAGCAGTTCAAGAATCTCTTTAGCGATAACAGCACGGTTCTCTACTAGGGTCTGATTAGCAATCATCATAGTTGCTTCATTGAGACCTCCATATCCGAACGATATAGTCGCACGTTTCACCATATTCTCTCCAACGACGCCATTCTTCCAGTCAGGATCTCCATCGAAACCTCCGAATCTAAAAGCAAGAGGCGCAGTGTCAATAGGAAGATGCTTAACAAACTCAACAGTGTCTCGATGTGCTTCACGAGCTAGATCTTGATAGTATGTGATTCTTTCTTTCCAGTCATATCCTTTAGTAAAGGCTTCTTTGATTATCATAGGAATATTCAATGAGATAACACCCATATTGAATCGGTATATAGACAATTCATCATCGTCACCAGCAGGTTCGAACCCGCCCTTTTCCCAATATGGACTCAAGAATGCACGACATCCCATAGGTGAGATAATCTTGCCCCACTTCTGATAAAGTTCCCCTGTCGCGCCGTGATTCAATGACAGGAAGTCAGGATACTGGGTATTTACTGAACATTCTGCTGCCTTTAAGAATACGTCATGACATTCTTTGCCTTCACCATGAATATTTTCATCATATAAAAATACAAGTTTAGGGAAAATAGCGGGGATCTTCTTGCCTACTGGGCCGTTACCTTTCAATCTTTGGTTAAGGATACCCATAGATACTCTCTTTGCAAACATTGAAGTACCTGCACCGAATGTTATAACGATGAAAGGATAATCACCGCGGAACGATGACACAGTATTAACAGAGCATTCTAATGCTTGGAAAGATTGCTCCAACTCTTTGTCCACACGTTTTAATGATGCTTCTCTTGCGACTTCTACAGAGACGCCAAGATCCATATATTCTTTGACATATTTATTATATGACATTTCGACATATGGAGCAAGAGCAGTATCTATTTCAGGCAGTGTCAAACCGCCGAATTGGCCGCCAGACTGTATTTGAGTAATCTCACGCATGTTACCGATGGCGGCTGTTATGCCATGAGGTTGGGTGATAGGCATGTTATTGAAAGTGTACCCGTGTTCCAACAGATGTGATATGTTTAGGATACAACAATTGTAAGTCAACGATTTTGAGGCTAGATCATGAGGATACAGGAAACCCTGTTTAATAGCCTGGGCAAGTTCATCCTTTTCATCGCACAGCAAGTGATTGGAGATAGGAGCCATAACCGCGTCAGATACAGACATTCTCCATGTCTGCAGATTTTTCAACTTGTCACTGTTAGCATTAGATCTATCGTCAATATTGGCTATGCAATGCTTGACGCTGTCTATAATATTGTCCTTTACCTCATCAATAACTGCGCGGATACCCTGAGGATCCCCTTCTCTGGAAAATTTACTTAATTTCATTGTTTTTTAATAACTAGTATATTTAACTCAACGTCGAAAGAATACTATCTACTATGAAGTATGACATGAAGTATGCGTCCACGATATCATCCATCGGTTTATAGTCTTTAGTGGCCACTGTAGAGACTAATTCCCTGAAGGCATCATTAGGGCCCTTTCTGGTGAATGCTTCACACATTTCTTCCTTAGTAGCAGTACCTCTGCCAGTTGCATGCTTCTTGACACTTGTGGGAGGAAGCATATAGGTATTATTTACGGCTACACCTACGGTCTCCAATTGATTTGGGACATCTCTAATGAAGGCACATCCTGCTATTAAATCTACAGAGGAAGAGCCCGAAGCCACATACGCAGGTGCTTCTATAGCCATAACTACTTGATTACTATCGCAATATGAACAGAAGCTAGATATAACCTGAATAATGCATTCTGCAACAGATTTCATGTTACAAAAACGGTTCAGATCATTTTCTGCCATCATTTTATAAACATTCAGATCTTCCTTATGCGCATCATCTAGAACAGATTCAAGCTTTTCTATAGAAGAACCTTCATGTAGTATATCTTTAATAGCAGCACATATGTCGTTCGCCTGCTTCTTTATATTCGCGTCGTTTTTTATCTTTGCATGTTTAACTTTAGTTCGGTCAACATTATCTACAAAGATATGGACAATTACCCCGCATTCTTTCAGCTCATCGATGACTTTCTGTCTCTTACGGGGAAGCTTGCCATCATGAGTTACGAAGAATGAGTGATATTCATACGACAATGTCTCTGAGTCAAACAGAAACATTGCCGTTGATTCTAATGAGGGGTCTATACCTATGTATATCATATCTGACGCTTTATAGGAAGGATGTATCTCTCATCGTCGATGTCATAATAGATAAGAGAGTTGTTCACTTTAAAAGTACCTACAGGCTTGTTGAAAGGAAGAATAGCAATACTTTCAGGTGAAACTATACTGATCACTGTTGAACCGTCTCTTTTAGAACCTTCTGCATCAATCTTCATAGTATTGATCGTAGGTACGTTGTCGATAGCTGATAGGTTCTTGCTAGATACTGCCTCTGACAACATTTCTTTGGTAGAGTCACTTAAACTATTGTACACACGAATCTCTACTGGTTGGTCAGGATGCGCTACGATTATGTACGCATCAATTGATCTGCTCATCTTATTTAATGTACTAATTGACCACATTGCATCTGGAGTCATAGGGAATGCATAAGATGCTGGTTGGCTAAGAACGGCATCTTTAACCTCATTCCATATGCTTGCTGCATTAGAAGAGATGGCCTCAAACTTAAAAGTACCAGCAGCAGGATCTCTTACTTCCATACGGACCGCATTCATATGTTCATCCTCTGGATAGCTTCCTATCACGAAGGCAATAGTGATATGGTCTTCCCCTTCAGGGATACGCATACATGCGACAGCATCGCTAGGATAAGCTAGACGCATAACGATATCAGACCATTCCTCCGCTGCTCCAGTAGGAACTCCATTAATACATTCTTTGGTTAGTTGAATGACTGTGTGGTGTGCTCCTACCTTTTTCTTCAGAGGACACGTTATCTTCATTGTATCCTTTATAATGTTAAGGGAAATTTTCGCGTAGCTCGTGTTACTGAAAGCATCTTTCAGTGCGTCCAGCTTCTGTCTGTCGATATCGACAGTAACAACGTCTTTACTCATGTTGATTTGTTTTTGTAAATTTATAATATATAATATATAATCACATCAAAGCATGAGATATCTCAGTAAAACGTATTTGGGAGACGCAGCGTCAGTCCCTGCCACGCCATTAGACACTATGTGGTATAATGGGTCAGCCTTCGGTATACGCTCCTCTGCATTAAGTGATACACTTTATGCGGTATGGGGATATGATGTAGATTATGTGAGTGTAGACGATGCCGATTTTTATGCATGGTCTAATCAGCCGACGAATCTGCTAGGTACAGGCGTCAGCCGTACACTATGGCATTCCAACAGCATGAATGGAACAGAGGGCCTATGGAGAGATACTAACTATTTCTTCGGCCTGACTCATGAAACCTTGCAAAATAATGATCTGAATATTATTCATGCATATCACAGATATAGCTCTATCGATGACATTATACAGTGTGCAGATAATGAAGGTGAATACTCTTCGTCGATAATATTATGGATGTGGGATGTCAGACATTATGACCCCTTCAAGACTACTTATTCTGTCTTGCGTCCCGACCACTCATGGGAATATGCTGCTTACCATTACATATATGATAGCGGGAACGTCAGACCTCAATGGAAAGCCCATACGAACATATATGATTCTATAGAGGCCTTCAGCATATATACGTTAGAAACAGGGCACCATGATAGTGGAGAATATGATCATGACAAATATATAAACTCCAGTATTCATTATCTCATGGGTACTGTGGATAGATCATTCAATGGTTACTATACATCAAGTGATGTAGGTCGGGATGATATCGAGTGGGGAGAAGGAATGTCTTTATCATGGAAGACCTACGAGAATGCTGTCACTACTGATTCTCTCAGGCCAGAAAATTCGATGCTATACTTGATTAGGTCAAGCAGAGATAATATAGATAGAGAAAATGTACATGAGCACCGATATATATTTTCATATCTAGGGTATCCTGGAGGAGGAAAGAATTGCTCGTCTCTAGTATCTGCCCGATTCATATATGGTCATGATAATGATAGCAGCATAAATGATGACACGTTCTTATACAGTCATGAAGTGTTTAGAGCTTTCAATATACAGCAGGAATATGGTGTAGTTGATCAGGGCAGTGAAGATAATATGCAGAAATTCATATCTAATGAAGATATGAATGAGTTCAATAGTCATAGTGATTTTGCGGACAGCGGTACTGAATGGTACCAGTTCATTATCATCTAAGCACAAAACGAGGCATGCTGTATTATATCAATCACCTGATACAGCATGCCTTGTTTAGTTATATAGTTATATCATCAATTATTTTATTGTACACTCTTGTCAACCTGTGTTAGCATAAATGAGATTTCCGCTCTCATTTTCTCAGTCTCATTCGTGTAAAATATAATATCACGTGATATAGTTGATATATCTTTATTCAACGAGTCACACTCAACTCTCAATTGTTCTATTTTATGCTTGTTTTCCTGCGATTTAAGCGCATATCTTATCGGAGTAGATAAAATGGCTAGTAGAAGAAAAATCTTCGTAATAACCTCAAAATTTAATTGTTTCATGTTTTTACTTGTTAGATATATCTTCTTTCTTCATTATATACTGCCGTGTGATGTTTGTGGTCCTCTTATCTATAATGATCTGTTGAGAAGCCTTCCTGTCTAGCTGGCGGGCCAATGCATCTCTTTCGCCCATAGCAGAATTATATATTACAGACAGGCTGTCCTTAACGCATTCTATACGTGCGATGCGCTGGGAGAGGCTATCTCTATCATGTTCATAATTCTTGCGTGCCTTGGTATCTATATTGAATACCCTACAGCTTATCGATAATGTGATAATCATAGTGACCACTAGCCACCACACTTTAATTTTATTTAACGTTTCCATCTTTTGTTACTACTAGATTATTTAAATTTGATTCTTCTGTTATATATACGAACTTATGATTAATCTTATTTTTACACCATTCTCTTGCGGCCATTGCCTTAAAATAGTTCTTAGTGTATGTCAAGAAAGCATCTCTATATCGGATCATTGCTTTCTGTGAATTAGTCTTCGGCTTGTCGGGCTTCCTAAGCTGCTCGCTAGGCTTTACTTCGCTGACGTATACTGTATCGCCAATCTTGAAGACTAAATCAGGATAATACGAATGTTGCTTATTGTCACCATACGGAGCAGGATAGAAATAAGATATACAGAAAGGCTCGCTTGCCCACCATTCTACCTCAGAGCTATCGTCAAGCCATCGCATACATTTGAACTCCCAAGACGAACGATATATACACTTCGACGGATCTCCTTTATATTTGAAGCTGTTGTATATTTTATAGTACCCCTGCTTGTACGAACCTTTCTTATTAGCATGCGGCTTATTATTCTTTATGTCCATCTGCGCTTATACATACTATGTTATATAATATGATTTACAACACATATGCCTTATGACATAAAGAGGTCCATCATCATATCGTCGTCATCTGTAAATGTCGTACGGTATGCCGCGGTAAGAAGCCTGTCTATAGGTGATAGCACATATTTCTGGAAGCACTCATCGTAATCAACTTTAAGTATCTCATCAAATTCCTCAGGGATTGTATCCGGGAAGCTCAGTGTGGTAGCTAATTCTACTGAAGAATCTCCAGCAATGTTATCAGTGAACATTGTACCGCCGATAGTCTGTAATCCTCCTTTAGGTATCTTTCCTTTTTTGTTAGCTGCTTCGTTGAAAGTTTTGCAGGTATATATAGGAATCTGACATTTGATCTTTACAGAATGTGCCTTAGAACCAGCCTTGATAAGTTCATACTTATCTTGCAAGCCTAATGACTTAATTAGATAATTATATAGCACTGCACCTTTCAGTTCTGGTGTTGCATGAGGCTTGACTTTGATCTGACCCACGTCGCTCAAACAATAGTTAGTCAAATTATTGATCCTTCTTGTAGGCGCGAACGTCTCAGGAGACACTACGGCAAATAATCCCTTCATCTTAGATATCTTAGCCATAATGTCATCTTTAGTGTATCCTACTTCTTTAATATCGAAGATCATATCTACGATAGTCTTGATCTGCTCTTTACAATAAGCGGATACACCAGACTTAACCAATTCTACGCCTTTAGCAACCATCTTGCCTTCAAGATGGACATCAGGTTCTTTCCACTGCACAATTTCAACATAATTCTTCTTACCCAACCACAACCCTTTAGAAGCATAAGCCTCTAGCTCAAAGTCTAGCACATGCTCTGCATTGAATCCTGCGGCCATATCAGCAAAGAACTTAGAGAATAAGTCGGACATGAATTCTTTTGTCAGGCACAGCACGAAAGATTTACCAGTCGGCTTTTCTCGTGTGATGTCTGTCGCATCTGCATAACGTGCAAGAACACTGTTTTCATCAGGATACTTCTCTGTGGACAGATATGTGATGTGCTTCTTCTTGCCAGTCCGGAAGCTCCATACGTCGTGTTCCATCCAGGTAGTGCATTTTATGACTTCGTCCCATTGTGAATATAGTGAGTCGGTATCAATATATACAGATATGTCTCTAGTGAGGTCTTTGCCTTTATGAGTAGTTCCCATCTTGTTATGAAGGGCTGTCATGTCTTTCCATTTGGTTCTAAAAAGGTCGTTCACGAATTTCTCCGTAGTAGTGATTGTGTACTTCCCTTGTGTGGTAATAGCCTCAGCTACTGCGACATTGAAGAAATAATTGGCAACAGAACCGAAAGCACCATATAGTGAATTGATAAGAATCTTAAGAGTCATCTGCTCATTGTCGTTATCCTCATATGCAGTATGTGCTGCAGCATATAACGCCTCTAGTTTTCTTTTAAACTCAGAATTCATTTTTATTGTTATTTCATTATCTGTTATATATAATCACATAGATACGCTTCACGGCATCAATACTCATTCTTTAATAGCTTATCCTCCCACGGTCCATATGTTTTGAACTCAGCAGCCTTTTCCATTACCTGATCGAAATCATACTTGTATACGTTGTCAGGATCGATAAGCCCTATATGATAATATACTTTCGTGGGAACATTTTGGAAGCACTCTGGCATAGTCATGTCTATAACATTGTCCGTTTTAATGTCTTCACACCAGCAATGGTTGTACACTATACCTTTGATGGGTCCCTGGCCAGTTACTAGCCCGTGGCATAATCTGAGATTGGGATTACTTCTGTGATTTTTCATAAAGTATTGATACCCAACAACATAGCAATCACCCTCTTGGTTTTCTGCGGGTATATTGTTCTTGCTTTCGTTAATAAAATCAGAATAAGATATCATAATAATATATTCGTAGTATAATATATTTACAAAAAACCATGGAGCATTTTTGCCCCATGGAACATAAAACAAATCATTACGACAACATTATTTTATCGACATGACAACGCCAAAAGGAAACGTAAAAAATCATCGATGTTATCCTCTTGTGTCTTCACCTCTTCCTTTTCATTGGATTGTTTCTGTACGTTATCATCGTTCGGTTTAGCATCATCACCGAACTCTTCTATGATACGACGTCGGACATCTTCTGGTATATTCGGTATTATGCGGAAAAGCCTCTCACAAGTCTCATTAGGTACTTTCTGTGTAGTATTACATGTACCAGCACTTCTATCATTTGATGAAGTCTCTCCGAGATATACACCAGCAAATGTATGTGCGTGCAATTCGTTAGCGACTTCGGTCATAAGGACTTTAGCGTCGTCATGAGGCTTACCACAGTAGTTAGAGGTTCTCTTGAGGGCTACTACGTTAACATTATCCCAGAAGCTTGCAAATGCTATCTTTACTGCGGTACATGAAGGCAAGATGTAAGCTGCCTGTACTTTGTTTCCAGAAGCACTGATCCTCATATAGGCATCAGCGATATATTTGATATCATTGATGATGTCTGCATTCTCAGGTGTCAATTGGCCTTTTATGCATTGGCTATACAATTCTGGGTCGCATATCTGTATGCTATCGAATTTGCTTTTCTTGCTATAGTCACAGTGACGAGTGGATTCCCAGTTCTTAGATAATGATCTATGTCTAGTTATTTCTGTACCAATCTGGCGGTTAGTTGTCACTACCCATTTTACTCTCACGAGGTAATTTACCAATTCTGGCTTTTTCTTGAAGAGTTCTGACATGTACTTATTACCGACGATGCGTTTGCACACTTCCTGCCAATATGGATAACCATGAGTGCTATTGCCGTCATGCCATATATTGAAAGTATCACATGTATTGAGGTTGAAGCTATCATACCATTCAACCAGCTCCCTCAGAGTGAATACTGTGATAGGGAAATATTTTCGCACATGTGCATTCTGTGGGTCTGCTGCCTTTTCATCAAGAAACTTCTTTAATGAAGATAGATCAATATTGGTAGTTGTATCCTTCTCCAAATCAGCATATATAGACACGAACTCTAGAGGTTCGTAATGCTTCGAATTGATCAGATTTTGTACGAATTTCTCTGGTGCAGTTGCTGTCTCAGTGTCCTCTACCCGGTAAGATATGCGTGTCATATACTGACATTGCGCTAATTGTTCAATTATGTCTGTAGTAAAATGAAACACCCTATCCACAGACTGATCTATGATCTTGAAATTTGGATTCATAATAATATTTGGTTTCTTATATTAATTATAATCACATAAAAAATAAAAGAGAACCCTCTCGAGTTCTCTTTTACATTGAGACGAAAGATAATCAGACATTGAATATGTCTCCTAATGTCTTGCCTTTATTGGCTTCAGAATCCGATACTGTGATTCTAGCAATATCATCTGCGCCAAAAGTAACAGTTGCTACTGGTTTTGATTTGCTAATATCTGAATTCGTGATGGTTATCAACGGATGTACTGCAGAACCATTATATTCTGCAACCGTCTTATTGTTTATACGGACTTTAGTTATAATAGGGAGAAGGTCTTTCATGCCAGATGATTTTACCTTTATATGGAAATCAGACCCATCATCTTCTAGGTCTCCAGATACAACGGCATTAGATCTCTCATTAATCTCGCCTTCGCCTTTCTTGTCATCCTTACCTTCGCCTTTCGTGTCATCCTTTGCATTCTTATTATCATCAGCGCTCTCGCCCTCCGGCAGTTTAGTGTCTTTTATTGCTTTTATGAATGACAATATCTTATCAGCATTATTTTTAGAGAACTCCTTAGCATTCTCGTATATGCCAAATATATTAGTCACATCATCTGGAGCGTCCTTTACATCCAGAGTAACGCTGTATTCGCCTGTCTTCGGATTTATTTTGAAAAGCCATTCAGTATATGTATCATCTACGTCGCCCTTCATT